ACGATTGCCAATGAACCCGAGCGGATGAGTGCGAGGGCATTTAGCATAAAATATTACCGTTTTAAGAAATAAAAAAAGTTCCAATAATGAACAGTTATGAACAGTTGTTAAACGGCCACATACAGACTGTTTCCTTTTTACGTTAGACATTCGTGAATATCAAACGTTGGGGGGCGTTCCCCCCGCTGGGGCGGGGGTCGGGCTATATTTTATGGAAAATCAAAGATTTTAATAAAACTCAACTAAACCCCTGTTTTCACAGAAAACAGGGGTTCATTTTCGCCGTTCGGTAACTATCCCTAACGCATCTATTCCCACCCAACCACCCGTTGAGAAGCCGCAGGAGGCAGCACAGTAGGGTTTTGCTTTGTTGCTTTGTCCACGCAGAGGCAATGAAACCCGTTTAGCTTTTTTTTTATCAGTCCGTTATCGGCTTCGTTGGGGGTTTTTGCGATGGAAGCAAAGCCGTTTTAAAAAAGCAATACGGTATTCATAAAGATTTGGCGCATTAGCTTTTTCGCTAGGGTTTTAGCGGCTAATGCGCCAAATCTTTACAAACCTTCCGTATTGCTTTTTTAAAACGGCTTTGCTTTTTCCAACGCAACCCCCTGCCGAAGCCGATAACGGACTGATAAAAAAAAGCTGCACTAACCGTTTCTTTGTTCTGGTGGGCATTTAGCCCACCAAAACAAAAACCCCCTCCGTGCACCTCCTCCGTCCTGATATGGGGAGCGCGCGGAAATTTCAACCTAACCTATGGAGTAAATACCATGAAAACAGAACCTAACAAAGAACTTGAATTTACAGTTTTTGATAAAGGCGTAAGCATAACATCCGAAGAAGCACATGCCAAAACATGCAAGCGCATCTTCAACGATTTCATATTCAATGTGAATTTAGCAGAGCGTGAACTAAATAATGGGGCGACAAATACCCCAGCACTCTGCGAAGCCATGGGAAACATGAACGGGATAATAGACACTCTACGCAACATAAGTTACATGTATGACGGAAGTTTCTCAAGTCTATACGCGGAATGTATAGACCACTGGGGAGATATAAACAAACGCTTATCTGATAACTGTTTCGATGAAGTATTGCGCCGAGGCGAGGCATTGCGCCGAACCGACAACCTGAAAGAGTAAAAAATAGGCAGCCTGAACAGGTTTCAGGTTGCCTTTAAGCTATGCGGCTTGCCCACCCAGTCGCAGACAACGTGAACATGAAAAAGCCTCTCGTTTTTTCTATGCACCTTGCCAGCGACCACCCACCCTAGGGAGATTGCTGTAATTCCAAGACTTGCGCCGATTGGTTAGCAGTTGAATTTTGCACGCCGGAAGTAGAGACAGGCAAATGCACATCCCTATACACCTGAAAAATGCCGTTTTCTGCCCAGTATTCGCACATCTCTTTATTCACATAGACTTTTGTGGCTTGCTCTGTATAGCAATTGCATGAATTGCTTGTTTTTACGCAGCCTGCCACCGTTTCCATGTTAATCGGATGGCGCAAACCGTCATAAATCGGTTTTGTTTCAGGAAGCGAGTCAATCCGCGGCTTGAAATCATCCAGCTTTGTGCCTATCGGCTCAGATGCGACTTTTACCAAATCGGAAGCGGCAAGTGGATTGATTGACTCCGCCAAACCTTTAACATCATCCACTGCTGCCCCACCAGTAGGAGCGGAAGCGACCGTTTCAACCTGATTTTCGTTGTCTTGTTTTGTTTTTTGGGTAAACCCTGAAATACCACGATAGCCCAAAAACAAACCAGCGACCACCAACAGGGGCAGCCACACGAATACAGGATGCAGCTTCTTTTTGAACTTAATGTGCATACTCGCCGATTTGTAATACTTGAACGCTTCCTTGCTGGGACGGTAAAACTCGCCCACAGCCTGCGAGAACGCTTGCGAATTCAAGTTTTCCTCACAGCGAAACCACTCGTATTTTTTTGTGCCTAACGCCTTGCGCTCCAAATGGATATGCTTGCCGACCAGTTGCCGCACATATTTATCAATCATGGACGGATTTTGCGTCATCAGGATTAAAGTAAATCCCTCATGGCGCAATTCCTTCAAGGTTTTGATATACGGCGGAACTTCGCGAGAAGCAGAACGGACAGGATAGGTATAGTCGCACTCATCTACAATCACCACGCTGCCTTGTGGGACTAAATCCCGCAACGGAGCTGAAATCAACTCTTGTTCAGTCAACTCATGCGCCTTGAACTTGCGAGCATCCAGCCCATCAATGTGGCAGAAATAAAGCGGACGCGGGATTATTTCACCATTATCTAGCTGTTGCGTAAACAGACCATCATAATTTGTAAAAATCATCTCAACCGCTAACGCGGTTTTGCCCGTACCGGGCGTTCCTGTTATTAAATAAATCATGACAAGATGCTCAACGTTGATTTAGCCATCCAAATACCCACAATCATGGACATCCCCGAAAACATGATATTTAACCCCGTAGTAAATCCACCAATATCCAGCAGAGCCAATAAATCCGCAGGCAGGCTGTTATATCCTGTAAAAAACTCTGTTTTCATGTTGTCAAAAAAAGTGCCCACATATTTATAGCTCACAATGGCAAAGCCAAATCCCAAAACCAACCTAAAAATAAGGCTAAAAAACATCACAAAGCTGATTCTCGCCAAAAATGGCGCGATGCCTGTTAAAAGATTAGCCAACACAATCAAAATCGGCATTTGCTTATCCTTTCTATTTCAAATTCTTAATCACAAACTTAGCGGTGAAAAAAGCAAAAATGGCAATTACTAAACCCCTTGTCATTTCCATCGCTTTGCAGAGCCAATCATATTTAAAAGAGCCTCTGACCTTAAAAACTTCAAACGTGATAGGGGCTGGACACGCCGAAGTACTACCACGACCTAAAAAATCCTTGAACTTATAGGTAAAGCCCTCGGAAGCGTTTTTGCCCCTTTGTTCTAAACCCTTTTTAAAGTCATTCAATCCTTTATCTACTAACCCCTTTTCCTCGGCTGCGCCGTCAGGAAACTTCACATCCGACATCTTGCCCATCTTTTGACAAGCCAGAGCATCTGGATTTTTCGCGCAGTATTCCGAAAGCCCATCGCCCTTACCCTTGCCATCCTCACCCCCCGAGCCATTGCCCATATTGTTGCCCGTTTGACCGCTGCCACCGTTGCCATTGCCGCCGCTTTTACCCCCGCCACTACCGCCCCCATTGTTGGTTATGTTGGTCGTGTTATTCACGTTGGTTGTGTTGTTTGTCGTGTTATTGGTTGTGTTGTTTTCGGTGTTATTGGTTACGTTGCCCCCATTGCCACCATTGCCCGAACCGCTGCCATCTGGCATAGGCACGGACGGCACAGAATTAGGCTTCATTTTGTCAATCGCAGCCTTTTCTCTTGCTGCCCGCGCAATACCGTCTTGGCGCAGCTTCTCAATCTTTTGCTTTTCCTCTTCCGCATTTTTAATCGCAGCATCCGAACACACTTTACCATACGGACTATCACCATAAAGCATCACACAATCCGCCAATCTCCTTGTCAAATTCGTTTGAACGGTTTTCTCACGCTCAGTCAAACTTTTGAAGTAATCCGCCCATCTTTTGCCCCATTCGCGCAGGGCAGCCAAATAGGCTTCATTGGATAGCCCCGAGCCACTTCCCGCCCCCGAGCCACTACTGCCTCCTGTATCGTTACCCGAAGTTGCCCCCGAGCCACCGCCCGCACCGCCATCACCAGCGCCCGAACCACCGCCAGAACCGCCACCCGAACCCCTATCAGGAGAAGCCGCGCCCGAGCCCTGCACCTCATTACCCGAGCCAGCCCCAGCACTTCCCGAACCACCTGAACCACTACCCGCACCTGCGCCGCCATTTCCCGAACCCGATCCACTTCCCGCGCTACCTCCACCCGAACCTGAACCGCCACCCGTACCACCACCCGAACCCTTACCGTTACCATCGCCGCCAGAACCCTTACCGTTACCACTCACACCATCGCCTTTTTTATCCGTTTGAAAACCGCCACAACTACCATCAAGAGCAGTACACGGCTTTGGTTTAACATCAGATCCTTTCAAAACAGGCACGCCTTTTTGACAAACATAAGTATTGCCATTTTTTTTTGAAGTCCAGCTATAACCGTCAGACTGACCAGAACAAAGCGTAACTGTTACATTAGGCAAATTTCCCTCAGCATCCGCCCCACTCGTAGGAGGCGACACATCCGCCGCCATTGCCGTCATTGGATACAAAAAAAGCGCCATTAATGACGCAGCAAGAAGTAAACGAGCATTAAACATACTATCGCCCCTTGGATAAAATAAACATCAATCATTGTAAAAGCCTTGTTATCAACTTCGCCCCAAATAAAAAAACAGCAAAACCGATCAGGGGTGCAAACGATTCAACCCCCGCATTAAAGTTTTTGAGTGCCGAACATTCAGGCAAATCCGCTTTCAATTGCACAGAGCCATAAAACCATTTGCCACCTTTTTGACTCAACATCTTTAACGAGCCGTCAGAAGTGAGAACGGGCGACACTTGCGAAAAATAAGCATTTTCCGCAAGCGCTTTTTCGGGATAGCAAACATTTCCTACCTGATAGCCCATTCTCAGCCCCTTGATTAGCGCAACAAACCTTTAACCAGCTTAATACCGAAAATCACGGCAAAGCCGACCACAATCGCAGCGGCTACGGTTTCAGCGTTACCAAACGCAGTTTGCAAACCGCTTTTCGCATCATCAACCCAACCAGCAGCACTGGCAGGCATAGAAACAACCATTGCGGAAATACCTGAAACGGCAGCCAAGGTTTTTGCTTTCGCAGATTTAACTAAGCTCATAGAGCCTCCTTTTTTTGATTTGGCGTTTTTCAAAGGCAAAACGCCTAGCCTATGGAGCTTTTATTGTCTGTTGGGCGGCGCGGCGCGCGCGCGGAACGCGCATCGCATCCGCATCCGCCCAACAGACGGCTAACGCCTTAATTCATGCGGCTTTTTTGGCGGGGTCAAGGCGCATCGGAAAAAACCGCAAAACCCTGAAAAAGCCTAAATTTCGCTGTAATAAATCGCGCTTGAATCTTTTGGCGTGAATGCGCTCACGCGCACTTTTACCTGCGCCGATTTAGTCATTTTTGCCCACTTTTCGGGCTGTTTTGTTTTGATTTTGATGGTTGAGATGGACTCGCCCAAATCTACGAGCAGATTCACATGGTGCGAGACTTCGCCTGTTTCTCTGCTAGTGGATTGTGTGAGTTTGAGATAATCGCCGACGATGAAAACGCCTTGCGATTCGTTGGATTTAGAAACGTCGTCGTAGAAACCGCTTGTTACAGTTGCTTTTGTATTTTCAGCCATGATTATTTCCTTAATCGAGATACTATTTAAAAACGTAAATACCTAAAAAAAATAAAGATACTTTCTTAAAGTTCTATAACTTCCCCCGTTGCTGGGTTGAAACTCAGTCTGAAAACGGCGTTTTCTACGAAGCCTTCAAACCAAAGAAAAATTTGCTCGTCATCGCCTTTGTGATATTCGTACTGTTCTACGATGTTTTCTTTGAACCAGTAACACCATTTGGCGCCCCATCTGAATTTCATGATTTCGGAATAATTTTCCGCATCCATGCTGGATTTCAAGCTCAAATCGTTGCGATAGGTTTCATAAACAGGTAAATCCAGCATTTGCCCGTATTTTTTCAGAATGAATTTTGCGGATGCTGCCATGCGGGTAATGTAGCCGCTTAGGGCTTCTCGCCATTCTGTATTAGACAAAAAGGCAAAATTGGTTGTGTAGGTTTTCCAAATTGCTGCCTTTTTGCCAATTGTGGAGCGTACCAACCGAAACCCTTTGTCTTCAGCCTTTCTTTCTTTGATGCCTTTGCTTAGATACTTTGCCAAATAATGGGCGACGCCTTTTTCGCTTTTCACTGGCACTAGCTCGTGGCGACCAAAGCCGTAAAGGGGTAGGGCTTCTAATAATTCTTTCCATAGAGATTTGAGAAAGGCATTTGCGGTGCGATAGCGCAGGCGGCGTGGGGTTCTTTTGCTTTTCACTTCTTTGTGATTGAAAGTTACGATGGAATGCCCGCGCTTTTCCCATAGGATGTTGCCATGTAGAGCTATCACAAAGTGAAAATGGATTACGCCGCGTTTAGTGCGTTCGTAAACGCCGATATAGCCTTTCATGCGCTCAACCAAAAAATTTGTGCGAAAGCTGTTAAATCGCTTGGATGCTTCAAATACATCTTTGACGTTATCGGGGAATGTCAGGGTTAAAAAACCGCAGTTTTCTATTCCGTGATGATTGATAAAGCTTTCTACATTGCCGATTAGGGCAATCGTTGATTTGGTTGCACTCATTTTTGACCCTAAAAATATTTTCTTAGAAAATAGATTTAGGCGCAATCATATAAACACAGTTTCTAAGATGTCAAGAAAATATTTACAGGGTTTCTAAGAAAAAATATATTTGTCGTTTGTTTGAGACAATTTGGAGCAAAAAATGCCAAGCAAGCACATTCAAGAGCCCACATGGGAAAAAGTAAAAGAGCAATTTATCCATGCAATCGTTACAACCAAAGCAGGCTTCAAAGAAACAGAAATATTGAATTTGCTCATTCTCAAGGGCATTGAAAACATTACCGATGAAGACTACATACGAGCAGCCAGTCAAAAACAAAAATAGGAGATTCAGAAATGGAATGGGGCGCACACGTCAGGGAACGCGAGCAGCATGATCGGCAACGCAGAATCCAACGCCAAACAAGGCAATTCACCGGGCAAAGCTTGATGGCTGGAACAGCAGACTTTTTAACCGTCGTTTACTTTGGTTTCAAAATTCTGATGGGTATTGCAGGGCTGGTTACTTTGTGGTTTGGCTTTCAGTTTATGCGTTCGGTTTCAAATGGTTTGGCTTCGCCAAACATGGCTCAACAATCAAAGCAACCAGAACAACAGAATTTCAGACAGCCTGAAAACTTTGATGATGGGCAACAGGGTATTCAGGAATACCAACCAATGGAAACGCGGGCAGGCGCTGAAAACGTTGCTAATGGAAATAGTCTGCGTCCGATTGTCAATTTGCAAACGCCTGAATATCCCGAGCAGTTGTTGAAAAGGGGGATTGAGGGTACGGTTACGTTTAAAGCGTTTTACGATCGCAATGGTATGTTTGTAAATGCTAAGGTAATGGAGACGAGCGGGCGCGGGGAGCTTGATAATGCCGCATTCAAGGTTATTTCACGCAGCGTTATGTTGAACATGTACGGTTTGGATAGGGAAGCTTCGTTGATTGTTACTTGTGGTTTTAAGTATGGTTTAGCGAGTTGTCGTTATTGACGATTTGAGGGAACCGTTGAGTTCCTTTTTTTTGGCTTTTTATGCAGGTTTGGGGATTGTGGATTGAGTTATTTATATTAAGACAAGGAAGAACGCAAGGCAGCCTATCGGCTGCCTTTTGCGTTCCGAGCAGCCCCAAACATCGCTAGAAATCTCTCACTATTTTGTCAGGCACACACACATTAAAATGCCAAAAGCAGGGGAGAAATCATGCAAGACATCAACAACTGGCTGGACATCATCAAGCGACAAAAAGGCTTCAAAAGCGACTATCAACTAGCAAAATATTGGCAAGTCAGCACATCCGTTATTTCTCAATACCGCAAAGGCAAGCTGCGATTGCCCATTGCGCGATGCTTGGAAATAGCGGAGCTAGGCTACTATCATCCTTTGGAAGTCATTTTGTCTTTGGAGTGGGCAAGAGCGAGAACAGAGCAGCGTGAATGGATTGAAAAAGTTTGGTGGCTGGCA